TAACTTTAGCTTATACTTCATCCGTCCCGCTATCATCTTTTACCAATCTTCTAAAAGGCTTAATTATAGCCTGTAGTGAATTTGCCACTTCCGGCATGATCGTTTGGGCATTTGATTCACGCTGATTGTACCAATGTGCGCCTAACATCATTATTGCTTGCTGCAATTCGGCGGGAAACTCGCCGCCTCCCATTGCCGTTAACTCTGCCTCGGTGCGGTTGGTAGCCCTGATAACATGATTTGTAGCACTCTTTAGAAGATGCTGCAAATATGTATCATCGTCCGCGAAATCATCAGCCTTTACGTGCTGCTTGAAAAGTGACAAATCCACTACGTTAGCCATAACCTAAAACTTTACTTTGTTACTCACTCATTAACCTGCTGCACTAACGGTTACTGCACAAGTAGCGGTGTAGGTCTGACCGTTAACTGTGATAGATGCGGTAATGTTAGCTGATCCGGCGGCAACGGCTGTTACCTTACCATTGGCTACGGTGGCCTTACTTGCTGCGCTTGTTGCCCATGTTACGGTAGTACCAACGGGGAACGCTGTAGCTGTCAGGTCAAAAGTATCGCCAACGGTCAAAGCCAACTCGGACTTATCCAGGAATACACCGATCTTAGAAAGAACGGCGAAAGCCTCCTGACGCAGTACGCTAATAGCGTAGTCCACATTCAGCACGCAGTCGATAGCGTTGTTACGTGCCTTGCTGTAAGGATCAACGATAAATACCATGTCACCAAACAGGCCCTGTGGTGCGTACTTGAAAGCACCTACGTAAATCTGGCCGTCTGCAACCTCGTTAGTGCAGAATACGGGTACACCATTGATCTTACCGTTATCGTCAACGATAGCCTGGTTTGCACCCGACCACTTTGGAGTAGCCTCCAAATCGCCCTTAGTTACCTCGCTCATAACGTAGCAAAGGCCCTCGGACTTAACGTTGTGCTTCAGGATCGCGGTCTTAGCACCTACGATCTGCTTCAAGGTAGGCGCGTCACCTGTATAGGTCAACTTGTTCTCGGCCTTCATGTTGGCGGGAATGAATGGGCCTACCAGATCAGTAGCACCATTAACCTTAACCTGGCTAAACATAATCTTGTTCATCAGTTCAGCAATGGCAACGGGCATATACTGTGTGGCTACCAACTGCACCAGGTTGTCGGTCTCGTTCAGGGCCTCGCGGGTAATAGGTACTGCGATACCCAGACGCTCCGGCTTGGCGATCAGCTTGTTAAGCGGAATCTTAGTATCTCCCAACTCTGCGCCCTCGTCGTTGATGGTGGCGTGGAAAGCCTCAACAACGGGCCACTGGTGGTTACCCTTTAAGCCTGTCAGCAGGGGCGATCCGATAGCCGAAAGGATAGTTTTGTTATACAGGGGTTCTACGATGTCGTGGGTAGTCACCTGTGAGGGGTTAGTACCTGCAAGCCCACTACCGTAGGTTGAGGTATTACCGCCGAATGACTGCGCAACGGCACGGCTAATCTTCAACTCGAAACGCTTACCTGCATCCAGGCACTCGCGGATTTTAGCATTAGCGTCCTCTACGTCCTCCTGGCGCATTACTGCGATAGTCTCGGTGTTAGCCTTGATCTTCATTTCCAGGATGTCTAACTCACGCTCAAGCTGCTTACGCTCGCCCTTTTCGGCATCGGTCAATGCCTCGCGCTCCTTGTCGTTTTCGAGATTCTGCGCCATCTCGTTAAGGCGGCCTTTGATAGCGTCTATGCGCTCGTAGGCTTCACGAAAATTAAATTTCTCCTTTTTCATCTTGCAGAAACTATTAAATTAAACAATATGCCACCTTAAACGGTATGGCTAATTCTCTCTCTAATCTCACGGATCGCCTCACGTTTCTTTGCAAGGTCAATTGTCTTAGGCTCCTGGGGTGTTTTTGGCTTTTCGTCGAAAACTATACCCGCGTCCTCCAATTCACGCTTTGTTACGTTAGTCTGCTCAAAGGCGGGCTTTGGCGTAATGGTAAAGTCGTAAACGTTATCAATACGCTTAACGTGGCGCAACAGGATTTCTTCGCCATCTTCGGTTTTCTCACCCGTCTTTTCGTAGCTAACGGCGTTCTCGCTGTCCTTTTCATCTGTAGAGTAGATGAACGAGCAACCCGTAATATCGCCGCGTGCGATCAATTCCAGGGCCTTATCACCGTCAACGGTCTTAGGCATTTCACACCAGAACTTAACGCCTACGTTGTCGATCTCATACTGCAAAGTACCCTTGCCGTTCTTACTACGGCCTAAGATCAGTTGGCGATCATGGAACATTGTTAGCATGATGTCGCAAGCGTCCAACGTCTCACGGGTAATGCAACCCGGCTCCAGGATTTCGTAGTAAACGCCTACCCACCAATCAAGCAAAAGACGGCTACGTACGCCAAACTTCAAAGCGTAGCCCTCGATAATGCGGCTTTCGCCTCCCTCTGACGCTTCGCGGACTTTCAGTTGTACTTCAAATCCAACGGCTCTTTTGTTAATCTTCTCCATTGTTGTTATTACTTTTAGATGCTGCGCCCTTAGTGATCTTCTCACTATCCAACGCTGCAAGGTTTGTCGAACATAATACGGTATCGCCTCCCTCAACTATCGGCTGATTCTCGATACGTCGCCAATCATTGATTGTATAGATGCCACTTTCAATAGTCAGCTTTTGATACTTCGCCATTGATTCCAGATCAAGCGAATAGATGCCCTTGCGATCAAACTTGAAAATACGTTTGCAGCAAAGGGACTGCGGTATTAGCTTACGGGTAAACTCTGCCTCTATCCTTTTCAGGATCGGGTCAAGTGTCATTGACAAATAGGCTACGTTAGCCATTTCAGCCGATTTATAGTTGTTGCTTGTATCGTCAAATACAAACGACGGATGCACGCCAAAGAAACGGCAAATCTCCCTTACGGTAAACTTGCGCGATTCCAAAAACTGCATATCAGTGCTGCTTAGTGAAATCTGCTTAAAGTCCACCTGGCCGGGCAAACTTACGATATGCTCACCGTGAGAAAAACGGCTATCTACATCTACTGCGGTTTTCTCTAACTCTTCGTCCTGGTACTCACCAAAGCCCGTAACGCTCTTATCGTTGCTGATAATACCGCGTACGTTACCGCCATTGGTAAAGCGGTTCGCGGTCTCTTCGTCGCCCGCTGTCGCTATGGTCGTAGTACGTCTGGCGTGTTCTATCACGCTTTCACCTCTGCGCCCGTCTGAACTATGCAAGTACAGGTGTATAATCTCTGATTCCTTAAAAGTACCATACACACCGCTATAAGGATCAGAAATAAAGTACAAGCCATTCAAGGTGTCGTGGGTTACGGTGTTACGCGCACATAGTACCAGGTCTGTAAGTTCGCCTAAGACGTAACGCGGATAGATATAGGCGTTACCCTCTAACAGCATCAGTTTAACCGCCATACTCCAAAAATCAAATATACTCATTTCTGGTTGAGGCTGCACCGTCAAAAGATAGTGCAACGGGCTATTAACATCTTCCTGGTAGCGGTCATTCTTTAGTTTTAAGAACTGCAAATGCAGTCCGGCTACGCTGTCACTCAAAAGCTGCACGCAACGGTACACCGTCGCAATCGCCAACGGCTCACCGTAAGGATAGAAATAGTATTGCAGCCCTGCGCCTGTGCGCGGGGTTGTACGTGTTCGTGTCGGGGCTGTCTGGGCCTCACTTTCTTCACGCTTTGGTTTCCAAAACTTTAGAGTTTCAAGCCAATTAGCCATAAAATAGAT